ACCTTCCGAAGCCGGTAAGAAGTTAATGGAAAAAGGCAAAGGTTCTTTGAAGGACCAAGCCATGGAAGCTGTTAACAAGCAACGGGTGGCAACTAAAGATCCTCGCGGAACCGTGCGGCCCGAGCCCAAAACCATCAAACCAACTGGTAAAGGGGTTTCTAAAGCCGGTAAAGAATTAATGGACCGGGCTAACAACCGCAGTTCCACCATCTTAGAGAAAGAGCGCAAGCCCGACCTTGCAATGCAAGAGTATATTTCTGGCCGGGAAGCGGCTCGTAACCGCGCAAGAGATTTGTCAGATGATGGACTCTCCACTCCACGGTATGAAATGAAAAAAGGCGGCAAGATCCCAGCCTTTAAGAGCGGGGGTCTAGTTGGCCGTGCAGATGGTTGCGCTATTCGTGGCAAAACTAAAGGCAGGATGGTGTAATGCCTAGCACCAGCAAAAAACAGCACAACTTCATGGAGGCGGTTGCCCACTCGCCTTCGTTTGCTAAAAAGGTTGGTGTTCCCCAGTCCGTGGGTAAAGACTTTTCAGCGGCTGACAAAGGCCGTAAATTTTCCAAAGGTGGTGAAATGGCTACGAAACCAATGTCTGATGCAGACCGCAAAGAAATGGCGGACTATAGGAAAAAACCCGAATACTACGGTTACGAGGACTATTCGCCATCTGGTCGCGCTGCACTACGGCACTACAACCAAGAAGCAGAAAAAACCGACATTAAAGATTATGTTAAGCGAAAAGACGGCCCACACTACAACCCAACTGTCGCAAAGAAAGCACAGGCGGTTCAGCGTGAAGTGATGAATGAAGGTCGACGCGAAACTCGTGGCACGGTCCCTGCTGAAGCACTTAAAAAAGGTGGTAATGTGAAAAACGGTTATGCAGATGGTGGCCTGACCATGGTCAAAAAAGACGGGAAGATGGTTCCTGATTTTGCGGCTGATGGCGTAGGCAAAATGGCTAAAGGCGGGATGGCCGGAATGAAAGGTATGAAGAAGGGCGGCTCGATTGACGGTTGCGCTCAACGTGGCAAGACCCGACTTAAATATGGCGGTATGTGCTAATGCTATCCAGCCGTGGCATGGGTAAAGTTGACCCGTCTAAAATGCCGGGTAAGAAAAAGATTGTTCGCAAGGACAATCCAAACGATGTTGCCATGTACGCTGAAGGCGGCGGAGTAAACGCTGCTGGTAATTATACAAAACCCAGTCTTCGTAAGCGGATCGTGTCTCAAGTCAAGGCTGCGGCAACACATGGTACTGGGGCGGGTCAGTGGTCTGCTCGCAAAGCTCAGCTTGTCGCTAAGAAATACAAGGCGGCTGGTGGGGGATATCGAGATTGAAGCCTCCACAGCAGTCTCTTAAAGACTGGGGCGACCAGAAGTGGCGCACCAAGAGTGGTAAGCCATCGAGTAAGACTGGCGAACGGTACTTGCCAGAAGATGCAATTAAGAGTTTAAGTCCGTCCGAGTATGCCGCAACTACCAAAGCTAAACGTGCAGGTAAGGCGGCAGGGAAACAGTTTGTAGCGCAACCCAAAACAATCGCAAAGAAAACCGCTAGGTTTAGATAATGACAATTTCCGGGGTCGCCAACTTTGACATGAACTTCGCGGAACTCGCTGAAGAAGCGTTTGAACGCGCAGGGCGTGAGATGCGTACCGGTTATGACTTGAGGACCGCGCGGCGCAGTACCAATATCATGATGGCTGAGTGGGCTAATCGTGGTATCAATATGTGGACTATTGAGCAGGGCTCAATTCCTTTGGTCCAAGGTACAGCGACATACAACCTACCTGCTGACACGGTAGACCTGCTAGAACATGTAATCCGTACTGGGGCGGGTAATACTGCTACTCAGGCAGACCTAACAATCACCCGGATCAGCGTCTCAACATACGCTACTATCCCAAACAAACTTAGCCAAGCGCGTCCAATCCAAGTATACATTGACCGCAAGCAAGCTATTCCGACCATCACCGTCTGGCCTATCCCAGATCAGGGCCCAAGTGGAAGCCCTTATTACACATTTGTCTACTGGCGGTTGTGTCGGATAGATAACATTAACAACGGTAGCAACACGGCTGACGTGAACTTCCGGTTTCTCCCCTGCCTTACCGCAGGGTTGGCTTACTATATAGCCATGAAGATTCCTGAAGGGGCGCAGCGTCTTGATATGCTGAAGACTGAGTACGAGTATCAGTGGGGGTTAGCTGCGGCTGAAGACCGTGAGAAGGCGGCAGATCGTTTTGTGCCTAGACAGTATTTTATCGGTAGCAGCTAATGGGTAATCGGTTCGCCTCTGGCAAGATCGCTATTGCCGAATGCGACATGTGCGGGTTCCGGTACAAGTTAAAGGATCTTAAAAAGCTAGTAGTTAAGACAAAGATAGTCAGCATCAAGGTCTGTCCTCAGTGCTGGACCCCTGATCAGCCGCAGTTGCAGTTGGGTATGTATCCGATTGACGATCCTCAGGCACTGCGGGAACCTCGTAAAGATCTTAGTTACTATCAGTCTGGTACAAACGTGAGTGGGTTTCCGTCAGAAGGCAGTAGAATTTTTCAGTGGGGTTGGGCACCGGTTGGCGGGTCTAGGGCGTTTGATGATCCTTTGACACCGAACTACTTGGTTGCAACGACATACGTTGGTACAGTAACGATCACGACATCATAGGAGTCCATGATGGACAAAAAGGAAGTTAAAGCTATCGCGGATACGGAAGTCCGTGCCCACGAAAAGAAAATGCACCCCGGCGCTAAAAAGATGAAGGCTGGTGGCCCAACCACGGACGACCGTATGAAGTACGGGAAAAATTTGTCCCGTGCCATGAATCAAAGCCAGCGCAACGGCGCAAGGGGGCGGTGATGGGTGGCTTTAGCATGAAGAAAGGTGGCAAAGAAGTTGGACCCGCTTCGACCTACGCCGCACCACATGACATGACTGGGAAAGCTGGTGTTGACCTAAGCAACAGCGGCTACGGTAAAAAAGCCCGTTCGATGAGCCTTGATGACTTGTGCGTCAGCGTTGGTAGCGTCTCCAGCAGTGAGTGCCCACCACCCAAGACCTCTGGCATCAAAGTGCGGGGAACTGGTGCCGCTACTAAAGGTCTTATGGCCCGAGGCCCAATGGCATGAACTACGCCGCGCTGTGCGTAAACATACAGGACATCACGGAGAATACGTTCACCGCTGATCAATTGGCTATGTTTACGCAACAGGCTGAGCAGAAGATCTATAACACGGTCCAGCTACCCAATTTGCGAAGGAATGTGACCGGCGTCACTTATGCGACCGTGCCATACATTTCCTGCCCGGACGACTTTTTGTCTGTGTATTCGATGGCTGTCTTCCCTACGGGCGGGCCCTACACGTTCCTTCTTAATAAAGATGTGAACTTTATCCGTGAGGCGTTTCCTACCCCTTCGGTTACCGGACTTCCAACGCATTACGCTATTTTTGGGCCTAGCTCCAGCAACGTAAACGAACTGTCGTTTATTTTGGGCCCTACTCCCGACGCTTCGTACAACGTCGAACTTCACTATTATTACTACCCACCGTCGATTGTCACTGCCGGAACCACATGGCTTGGAGACAACTTTGACTCAGCGTTGCTCAACGGCGCGTTGGTTGAAGCTCTTCGGTTTATGAAGGGTGAAGCTGATTTGATCGCGGTCTACAAGGGTATGTACGACAACGCTCTTATTCTGCTCAAACAACTGGGTGATGGCAAAGATCGTCAAGATGCTTACCGTAGTGGTCAAACTCGCGTGCAGATACTCTGATGTCTATTATCCAAACGCAAACCACCAGCTTCAAAGCCGAGTTGTATCAGGCAATTCATGACCTGCTGACCGACACTTTGAAGATTGCGCTGTACACCGGGAACGCCACCCTCAACGAAAGTACGACTATTTACTCCACCACAAACGAAGTTACGGGTACGGGATACACGGCTGGGGGTGTGACCATAACTGGGGTGTCGGTAAATTCTTCTGAATACACGGCGTACGTCAGCTTCAACAACCCTAGCTGGACTTCCGCTTCGTTTACAACCCGTGCAGCCCTGATCTATAATTCCAGCAAAGCTAACCGTTCAATCGCCGTGCTGGACTTTGGGGCGGATAAAACGGTTTCTGGTAACACTTTCACTATCGCGCTTCCAACCAACAACGCATCGGATGCGTTGATTCGATCATCTAATTAGGAGCTTCCATGTTGTCTAACCACTCAGCAGGTACTGATAAGGCGGGAGCCAATATCATGGTCTGCAAAGATATTACAGAAGGTCTTCGGGCCAAAGGTGTTTTCCACGTAGTTTGCTACGACAAAAATGGCGATCTAAAGTGGGAACTTGAAGAGCACAACCTCGTTGTGAACGGCGGTCTTCA